GTAATTTCTTTTCCTTTACAAATTCATCTTTTTGCGAATTCATATGTATCGTGAGATACATGTGTTTTTGCATCAGATAAATCTACACCCAAATTATTAATTCAAATTTTATATAATTTTGCGACTCTATCGTTTTTTATAACAATATCATCACCAAGAATTATGTAATCTTTGAAATTAATAATCCCACATAAGTGTGCACACCAGTGCACAACTAAGTGGTGGGTTAGTGTAAAGGCAGCTCAAGAAGAATAAGCACCCATTGGTTGTCCAGTTTCGTATGAAACCATATGACCTTTAGGTGTCTTAAACTTTCTAGTAGATAGTATACCAAATCATCCATCAGATAGGTCTTTTGAAAACATATGTTCCAAAAGTCTTTTCTGAAGTTTTATTGGAAATCTATCAGTAGCTGAAGAAAGATCTAGTGATCAATATTGATTTGAATCATCGTTTCATTTATTATAAGGATCTTGAGTGTAAGTCCTATCCTGTGGAAAATTTTGAAGTTTATTCATTAATTTTTCATGAATAGGTTTAAGGAATAATTGTGTATAGTAATCTACTATTGCAACTATTCTTAACTTACATTCAGGATCATATATAAATGATAATTTTCCTGTGATAAGATTAATATTGCTATTTTTCAAATCTCAGGCAAATTTGTAACTTTGATTAAAATAATTAATTCCTTCTTCGTTAGTAAGTTTATATAAGTTTTGAATGGTATAATATGGTAAACTACATATTGTGCTTAAAGCATTTAATGTGGTTTTTCCAATTGGACCTGCCTTATTTGATAAATAAATTTGTTTTTCATCAAATATTGGCAATTCACAATTTAAATTAAACTTATTAACAAAATCTTTAATAAAACCAGACGGAATGATCTTTTTCATTTCCGAAGGTTTTGTTATAGATTCATAATCAGGAATTAATTTTTGTTTTTCTACATTATTTAATATAATTGATCTTGTCAAGGATAAAACTGTTAGTAAAAACTTTTTTTCCTCTAAAGATCCGTTATTTAAATTTTTTAGAAAACCAAACACTATTGGTCACCCATCAGGATCTATTCCTAATTTTATTTTATTAAATAGTAAGGGATTACCACACATGTACCTCGTACAGTGTAGTCTTCCTTGTTTGAAGAATTTTACAGTATGAATAATACCATTATTTTTC